CTTCTTGGCCAGCTCCTCGTTGCCGTAGCGGACGACCCACTTCAGCGTCTTCTTGTTCCAAAGGATCGCGATGGCGCCTTTGGCGATTGCCTTCATAATTGCATTCATTTTTTTACCTTTCTGTTTTTCAACCCCGCCCGTCAGTGGGCGAAGAAGAGCTTGCACACGGTGATTCCCCCGGCGGCGAGAGCAAGCGCGCAGAGTACGCGGATGATGACCTTGACCGTCCATCGAAGGGTCTCTCCCCATTTCTCCTTTTCGGTGACGATGCGCGACTCCATCATCGTCATCCTGCTCCCGAAGTCGTGGCCGAGCGCATTGACGGCGGAAGCTACCTGCTTCATGTCCTCTCGGCTCGCCTGGAATCCGTCCCGCGTCTCGTTGCGCATGGAGTCCATGCCGGTCTCCACCTTCGACAGACGAGACTTGACGTCGGCCATCTCGTTCCCGAGCTCGTTCACGCGCTCAGTCAGTTCACAGTTGGTTGCCTCCTTGCACATTTAACGTGTTCCTTACTTGACGCTGTTGTCGATGATGTCGATGAGAGACTGGTAAAGCTCTGCTTCATCCTCTGCGGTAGCCTTGTCCTTTGCCTTGTTGAGGGCCTTCAGAACATTTTGAAGGTTCTTCTCGTACTTTTTCGCCGCCTTTTTCGCATTGTTAAGTAGTATGAGCTCGTTCTGGAGAGGATTGTTCTGCTCGGCTCCGACGATCTTATGGAGGCGGTTCGTCACGACTGCCTGCATCTTCGTGTCGGGCTTTCCGTTGCGGTACCACGTCGTGATGACGCTGCCGGGAATCGTCTCGGTGTCGCGCGAGACGGCGATGCGTCGCCCGTTCAGGAAGTCCGCCTGATCCTTCGTCAAGACCTTGCTCTTGGACGCGGAGACAGGGGACTTCTTCGGCTTTGCCGCGCGGGAGACGCCGTTCGTCCTGCCGATTGCCTCGAAGTAGACCTTCCGCGCAGCGATGAAGTTCGCCCTCGCCTCTTCGACGGAAATTGCCGCAGACGAAATCGCGGCGGCAATGATGACGGAAATCATGACAATAGCCTTTTTCATTGCACTACTCCTTGATGAAACCCTTGAAGAAACCGTTGTCGAACAGAACGCGCTCTGTTGCGTCGAACCGATTCGTGATGATCGCCGTGACGAGGGACTTGTCGTCCATCGTGAGGATCATGTCGCCGAACTCCATGCCGTGCATACCTCCCCAGCGCGATTCATTCGGATTCGTGAGGCATGGAACGCTGACGGCAAACGCCGGACGGCGAACTGTGCATTTGTGGCACCCGCTCCACTCGCGCCCGTTAACGACGACGGTCTCTCCGTCTTCGTTCCACGAAACCCACTCGCACTTCGATGTCACGCAGTTTGCGATGCCCTCGTAGACGACGTAGCGGTTCGGCTTCAGCGAAAGGGTCTTGTTGTACCACACCCACTGCGTGTCGACAGATCCGTCTGTCGTCTCCTTCACGACGAAACCCGTGAGGTTTTCACGGGTGAGTTCGGGCGGCATGACGAGGGCGACCGCGATTGCGTTCTTCGCGGCGTCCTTCGATGCGTCCTCAAGGCGCTTGATCTGGCCGAGCATCGCGTCCTTCGCCGCGTCGGAGATCTCGCCAGCCTGCTCCGCGACCTCTCGGTCGGCAGCTGCCTCCGCCGATTCTCCGACCTGCTTGTCGTCGTTTATGATCTTCCCGTTGCCGTCACGCATGACGACCTTGCGCTCCCATGCGTTCTCGATCTTCGTCTCGGAGACGAGCGTGACATTCGTAGACGGTGCGGCGAGAAGCATGGCCTGCGCGAAAACTGCGATAGATGCGAGCATCGTCATTCTCCCTTCGTGTAGGTGCTGATGATACGCCAGCGCGTCGTTCGGTCGATGAAGAACCCTTGGATCTCGACGGAGCGATACTTCGTCTCCAGGAGAGTCACCCAGTTCTCGCTTGCTCTGTCCATGACCTGAACCTCGAACTCCGTCGCCTTCGGGTCGTCGCACGTCCACTTGATTGCGACCGAATGAGAGGACGCGATAAACGAGACGATGGTGATGCCTACTTTCTCGACGTGGATGCCTGGCGTATCGTCTCCGACCCACCACCACGGGTACTTCGTGAGGTCTCCGTTCGCACAGAAATGGAGGTTGTTCGTCTGGAGATCGACGAGGATTGTTGGCTCGATCTTCGTCAACTCCGTCCACTCGTTCGTCTCGCTCATGCGGACGTGAACAGGGGTCTCGATTGTCACCCCTGTTCCGATGAAGTCGACGTCGATCTCAGTCCACGTGTTCGTGACGCCAGCCTCCGTCACCTCGTTCGTCGCGCTGGCGTAGATGCCGACGACTCGCAGGTCTTCATCTCCGCCCGGATGCTGGACTGGCTTGCGCTTCGACCCGCCGTAGATGATCGACGGGATGACGAAAAGGCAGATGATGATGGATTTGATTGATCCGAGTCGCTTGAAGCTGCCGAACACCTTGCCAGCGAACTTGTCCGCATAATAGACGCAAGCTACGGCGAAGACCGCAGCGAGGGCCGCGAGGCATACGTACATGAGGACGGTCTGGAACTCGTGCTGCGCGCACTTTGCGACGACCTGCAACTGCTCTACGATGGAGAGATAGTTCATGTCAAGCTCCTTCAGTTTGCCTCGTAGCCGCGCAGGACGCCGCCGGAGAAGTGAAGTGTGTACCCGCCCCATTCGACATCGACGGTGGCGCCGTCTGTCACACCGTTCGGAAGCTCAAGAGTCGCACCGTCACCAGATGGCGTATCGGGGTTCGCCTTGATCCAGAGGAAGTATGACGCAGTGGAAGAAGGGTTGCGGATCGAAACAGTTGTCTCGTAGTAGCCGGAGAACGTCTGCTTGTTGTAGACGACCTCGGTCGCATGGAAGACCGGGGTCGTCACGTCGGCATCGTCTGAGAGGTCGAAGTCTCCATTGCCTCCTTCGAGAGTGTTCTTCGTGTAGACGAGCGGCTTCGACGTGCCGAGATTCGCCGTGCAGACGTACTTCAGGACGCAGGTGACGAGGGTCGGCGTCTGTGTCCACTTCGCGTCGTAGATCGCATAAGTGTCATCTTCGGTCAGCACGACGAGAGACGAGAACGAGTCGCTGAACCCGGTTCTGTACACGACGACGTTGTTCGACATGATGTTGCCGATCACGCCCTGAATCGCATTCGACACCGAGTTGGCCGTCTCCTGCGCGGTCTGCGCCTTCTGTTCTGCGATTGCAGTCGCGACGCGGTTCGTCGCGATGTCCTCGACGGACGCGATGCCCTCGACGTTCAGCTTCTTGTTCTGGTCAACCATAAGCACCGTGTTCGTCACGTTTGGCGTGGCGAACAGAAGAGGAGCTGCGAGTAGTGCAATGGAAAAACAGTGTCTTTTCATGGTATTAGTTTCCCGCGTTGAGGTTGACGTTCGTTGTTGCCTGATAGGTCAGCTTCCCGTTCGACATGACTGGAGTCCACCACACCTGAAGATCCGCGTCCCAGATGCCGCCGAGCGAACATTCGCGGACGACATTCGTCGCGATCTCGCCGACGCGGGCCTCGCTCACACCTCCACCACCGCCGCCTGGAGAAACTTCGGTGATGATCGTCTTCAGGTTCTTCTCGCCGATGTAGAAACCCTCGATTCCGCCGAAGGGATTCAGGTTGAACGTTCCAGCGCCGTGTGAACCGTATGGAGGAACGGCATTATGATCAATATAACTATCGTCACCAATGTCAGTCCCCTGCCACACAAATGAAGTACGATTGGTGGCTTGGCTATTTATTCCAGCTGCTTTTGACGCAAATGTGCTAGCGTGGGTGTTGATGCCCTCGGAGTGGGTATATCTCCCCTCGGCGTGGGTGTAGATGCCCTCGGCGTGGGTTCCGTACCCCTCGGCGTGGGTGGATTCCCCCTCGGCGTGGGTGGCGAAACCCTCTGCGTGGGTGGATTCCCCCTCGGCGTGGGTGTAGTACCCCTCGGCGTGGGTTCCGTACCCCTCGGCGTGGGTGTGACTCCCATCTGCGTGGGTGTAGATGCCCTCGGCGTGGGTGGACTCCCCATCTGCGTGGGTGTAGATGCCCTCGGCGTGGGTGTAGTACCCCTCGGCGTGAGTGTATCCACCCTCGGCGTGGGTTCCGTACCCCTCGGCGTGGGTGGAATCCCCCTCGGCGTGGGTGTGACTCCCATCTGCGTTGGTGTCGCCACCCTCGGCGTGGGTGGCGACACCAGAAGAAGTCGTACCACTTCCTGATGCTTTTGAGTAATCACCGCTCGCAGTTGTTCCATATCCTTCAGCGTGTGAATAATTCCCGCTCGCAGTCGTATTCATTCCCTCCGAATGAGAATTTTTTCCGAGAGCCTTTGTTCCTTCTCCACTTGCAAAACAGTAATACTGTTCGACTTCGCAGTCTTTCCCAAATACAAAAGATCCTTTTCCGAAGAAGATGTTCGGCTCCATCCATCCGATGTACGCGCTTCCAGATCTGTTCGTCATCGACATCTTCCCGTCAACTGCGGAGTCAAACACCGACTTCCCCACGAACTCAAGGTCGTTGTCGATGTCGCTGACCTTCGTTGGGATGACCGTCGTGTCAGGCAGAGCGCCTATCTCCTCCGGCGTGTAGATCGGCTTCGTCTCCTCGCGGGCCCACGGGAAGATGTTCGTCTTGATGATGTCCTCGACGAGCGGCTTGAGCGTGTCCTTCGTCGGCAAGTCGCGCGCGAGTTCGGATACCTTCACGTCGGTGTAGCTCTTGGAGTCGACGAGGTTTGCGGCGTCCCGCTTGTCGACGTACTCCTTCGTGGTCTGCGTAGCGCAGGCCCCGGTGAGTGTGACGAGGATCGCGTAAAGAAAGATGGTCTTATTCATGTCATGCCTCCAGAATGAATGTGCCGTCCGTGTCGCGGACGTAGTTTTCGTCTCCGCAGGTCGTCGTCACGCCCTCCATCTCGGAGTCGTAGTACGCCTGCATACGGTGCCAGCGCCCGGCGACGTCGCGGTCTGGCACGTAGAGGAATCCGTCCTGAACGATGACGTCCTGCTTGCCGGGAAGTGCGCTCGCGTCGGCCTTCGCATTCCACGCGGAACGTTCCTGCTGCGTGATGTGGATCGTGGAGTCCTCGACATGGGAATCGAGTTCGCTGCGGAGGACGAGGCTCCCGATGGTCTCCTGCGTCACGTCGACGTGGGAGAGGCCCTTGCCTTCCTCCTTGTCGACCTTCGCGGCGATGTCTTCTCCGATGCGCTCAATGTCCGCGTCGTGAGCGGCGGCGAGTTCGGAGATATGGCCTTCGAGTTCCGCGATCTTGTCACCATACCCGGCAAGGTCGATTGGCAGATCGGCCCCCGGCTCCTGCGGCCATCCGAATATCTCGCGGAACCCGAAGAAGTAGACTTGGCGGACTGAGGACGCAACGTCGTCGAGGACGAACATGACCTCCATCGCCGGGACGCGGCGGAACCTCTTCATCATCTGCAACGTGCAGAGGTTCAACGTACAGACGAGATCGTCGCCATCGACCGTGAATCGCTCCTGCTCCTCGCCATCCGCGGGCGGAACGGGGAAGACAGCCAGCATCTTGTTGACGAGCATGACGCGGAGACGGAGGGTCGCGGTGTCGAGCGACGCGCAGTTCTTCAGCGTGACGGAGATCTTCTCCCCTGCGCTCACCGTTCCGACGACCTTCGCGGTCTTCTTCTCAATGTTCGGTGTGATCGTAAGCGAGGACATGGTTTGACTCCTTTAGAGCAGGACGCTCGTGTCGAGCGCCGAAATGGATCCGCCGCCGCTCATGGAACGGTCGTCGGCATAGACTGAGCGCAGGCGCGCATCGGTGAGGAAGTTCTCCCAGCGGACGAGTTCGTGCTGGGCCTTCACGCCGTCAGTCCACGCCTTGCCAGTCTGTCCGCAGAGCTTCACGAGGGCCCCGGAGACGACGGCCTCGCCGTACTTGTCGAAGAACCAGCGCGGAGCCTTCTCGGAGCCGAGGCGCGGCAGGTCGATTGCGGTGACGACGAGAACCTGCGGACGGAAACGGCGGCAGGTGAGTTCTGGACGCGACGCAAGCTGCTGGTGCGTCGGCATATCTGGTACGAGGTGGTCTGCGAGTACGAGCATCACGACTCCGCCAACGTTGTCGATGTGGTAGTCGCGCTTGGACGAGAGAACTCTCGTGCCAAGGCTGACTTCCGTGACCGAATCGACGAAACATCCGGGTGTCACAGCGACGACCGGGTACTCGCGCTCGCCTGGCTCAAGCTCGATCTCGCGGCGGGAGTTGTAGCAGCCGGAAAGTCTACAAAAGTCGGAGTAGGCTTTCTGGAGAGCCTTTCGTACCTCGATGTCGGTGCATCCCTGAACGTGAATGACCACGTTCTGCGCGAGCGTGGCGATGGTTGCGTATTCGGGCGCCTCGTGTTCTGTCTCGAAGGAATTGCTCATACAAGAAACCTCGCTTCCGCCTTGCTCATGAAGTCAACGGCGAGGGACTGGTTCACGGTGTCGGTCGCGTCGAACTCAAGGCAACGCGCCGAGGCGTAATAGACGAACCCCTGCACCCAGCGTTTGTAGGATGCAGGAAGTTCAAACAACGAGAGGTCGTCGGGCCATTCGATGTCGCGAAGGAGCCCGGTGGCGTCGTCGTAGCGAGACGCCGGGCGGACATTGTTGAGGCGAACGACGGAATCACGGAGGAAGCCGAGGATCGTTTCGGTTTCCCAGCGGTAGGGAATCTCCTTGTCGTTCACGAGATTGCGAACGTCGGAAACAATGTCGCCCAGAATCATCGCAGGCTCCTTAAATCGTCAGGGTTTCGGGAGCGGTTTCACCAGCTTCGGCATGAGAATCGGATTCGCCTTCCACGGGGGCGGGGACGGCGGGCTGCTCTTCCTTCTTGGAGGAGGTCTTCTTGCCGCTGGTCTTCTTGTGCGTCTCCTTCGCAGGCGGAGGAACGTCATTCACGGGAGTAGCCGGTGGCGTCGTGGTGTCGCTCGGCATCTCGAACGCGCCCTTCATATCCTCGGCGCTCGCGGACGTCTCAAGGCCCTCGGCGTCGTCAGGCGTCAGGGTTGACTTGCGCACGTTCATCGTGGTCTTGCGCTTGAGCAGGTCGTCCCACGCATCCTGATTGTTCAGGAGATTCGCCTTGATGCGGCTCACGACCTCCATCGCCGTCACGCGGCCATCGCCGATGGCAATCGCGACCTCGCGGGAGATCGGGTGGTAGTCGACCTGACGAATGGCCTGCTTCGTGAAGAGAATCAGGCGACCGTCCCTCATGTTGATGAGATAGTTCTCGGAGTTGTCCATTTGGTTCCTCGCTTTCGTTTTTACAGAATCGGCCCCACCCGTAGTCGAGAAAGCGAGAGCAAACCGACTGACGGATGAGGCCGAATGTGGTTTAGCGCTTCAGGTAGATGTCACCCTTGGAAGCGTTCGCGCCGGGCGTCTGGCCAGCGGAGCGGTACGGCACGTCGATACCGAAGCCGTTCAGCGAGTCGCCGTCGTAGATGTCGCCGATGACGGTGACTTCAACGACGCCCTCGGTCAGACTGGCGCCAGCGACGATGCAGAGCATATCGCCGTCCTTCACGTCCTTCGCGGCTCCGCCTTCGGCGACCGCGGCGGCGTAGGAGTCGGCCAGCGTCGCGCCGCCGACGGAAACGGCGGAGCCGATGGTCGCGGAATCGGAGGCGGTCTTGGCCGTGATCGTCGTGGAGGCGCCGCACTTCTCGACTTCCTTGACGTGGATTCCCTTCAGGAGGAATCCCTTGGGCAGCGGAAGGTAGTCGTAGTTCGTGGAGCCCGTGACGTTCGCGAGACCGAAGTCGATCTTGCGCTTGATGGCGACGCCCGTCTTGAAGATCTCGGGGTCGTAGACGCCGTTCGCATTGAAGACGGTCTTGTCAGTGGTAAGAGCGGACATGATGTCTTTTCCTTTCTGTGTTTACGCCTCGGCAGGTAAGATCCCCGCCGAGGCATACGGTTTAGCCGATCTTGACGTAGGAACAACCGATGCGCTCCGGGTAGCGGACGAACCAGTCGTAGATCATCTTCGACCGATGGAACTCACCCCACTCCTCGACGGACTGGAGCTTGTCCTTGACCTTCGCCTCGTCGGCGAACGTGACGGCGCTCGTGTCGCCGAAGAACACGAGATACTTCGTGTTCGCGGCCTGCGCGGCGCGCCAGATCGGGAGCTGGTTGTCGACGATCACCGTGCAACCGTTCAGCTCGCCGAGGAAGCGGACGCTCTTGCGCAGCACCGACTCCGCGTCGCCCATCCAGTCGGCACGCTTCAGCTCGGACGTCTGGAGGACGTTCGCGACCGCGACCGGGATGATGATGAACGGCTTGGTGTCGAGACCGCCCGGCATCTCGTTCAGCGCGTTGATGCACGAAACGAGGTGGTCGGGAGCGAGAGCTCCGGAGTTCGAGCCCATCGCCGTCTCGTTCTTGTAGAGCGTGACCGGGGCGATAGCCGTGCCGAGGTTATACGAGCCGGACTTGAAGCCCGCGTTCGCGCCCTGATTGCACTCGTGGCACTTCGACGGAACGTCCGCGAAGAACTCCAGCTCGATGTCCTCGGACATCTGGCGTGTGCCTTCGGCGATGAGCGGCGATTCGAGGTCGAGCTTGGAGAAGATCTTGTCCTCGTCCTCCAGCTTGAACGCGAAGTAGCGCTCACGGTTGATGGTGAAGGTTTCCTCCGCGCCCTTCGGCTCCTGATACTTCACCTTCTCGCCCGGCACCGTGGAGTTGGTGTGGATGAGGGGAAGCACGGGAACGTGGATCGTCGTGCCCGTCTTTTTGAAACGACCCTCCCAGTCGCGATTGGTGATGAGAGGGAGGATCGACTTGTCGCGGAAGCGCTTGCGAAACTCGGTCTCGTAGATTTCCTGCTGCGTGGCAGGGAAGTTCGGCTGACCATTCGGATTCATGATGTTCTCTCCTTTGGCGTAGGCCGAAGGCGTCGCGCCTTACTTGACGCGACCCTCCTTGTACGCCTTGGTAAGTTCATCGCAGATGCCGACGTACTCCTTGTAGCCGATGGCGTGGCGCTGGAACCTTGCCTGCGCATCGTTGAGGATGCGCTGGTATTCCTGCGCAGTGTACGTCTTGCCCGGCTGGAGGACTGCGGCCTGCGTGGATGCACCGCCACCCATAGAGCGGGGATCAGGCGCGGCGGCACCGTCCTGACTGCCCGAAGGAACTGGAATCCCTGCTTCACGATGAAACATCTCGATGTGGTACTTCAGGGTGTCGAAGTCACACGACACAAGCGCGGCCTGAATGGTGCCGAGGTTGTGCCGCTGATACTTGACCCACGCATCGTACTTGTCGCCGCCCTTGCCTATGGACTTGGCAAAGCCGGGGAATGTGGCGTTGATTCGCGCGGCGAACTCGGCCTTACGAGCCGACTCCAGACGCAGCTTCTCCGCCTCCGCACCCTGCTCAAGACGAGCAAGACGCTCCTCCGTACCTGCCATAGCAGTATCGACGGCCTTTTGCGCGATGATCGCAGACCCGCGCTTGAAATCGTCTGGAACCTCGGTCTTCAAATCGTCCGGGAGGGCGTTCATGGCTTCCTCCGTCCGCTTTGCCTTCTTCAGTTCTTCGAGTTCCTTGCGCAATGCAGCCTTCTCTTCCTCCGAGCGCTTGAGGCGTCCGGCCTCAACCTTCTCGGACTGGAGCTTCCGCTGCATTTCTTCATAGAGTGCCTTGTAGTCAGGCTCTCCACCACCCGTGGTTCCGTCGGCAGGATTCCCGCCGATAGCACCGATAATGTTCTCCGTTTCAGCGTTCATGGTTTTCCTTTTCCTGATCAAGCCCGACTGCCACATCGGGGGTTTGATTGCCATGCCGAGCCACACCCGTGGGATTCGACTGGCAGTGATTCCTCTACTTGCCCGCGAGTTCCTGCCGGATTCTCAACGCCTCCTCGACCTTGGCATCGGCTTCGGCGGCGGAGAGAGCGGCAAGAGCCTCGTCCGCGAGCTTGTAGCAAATAGCGAGCATCCCGGATAACACCGCCGCCTGACGATCGTTCTGGCATCCGGGAATCGTCCGCGCGATCAGCTCCGCGCGGCCTCTCATGTGGGCGGCGAACTCCGTGGCGCAATCGGCCTTCACGAGTTCGCGGAAGAACTTCGCATCCGCTTCTGCGATCTGTTCCTCGATGCTCATGCAACTCCCCTCCGTTCAGCGACGCCGCCCTGCGGGGCGACGGGTTCCGCAGTCTCTGGAGATGTCTGCGCACCCGGTGCCTGCGGAACGGCACCTTGTACGCCTCCGCCGGGCTGCGCTCCCTGCGCGGACTGCAACTGCACAGCCTGCTGGTCTGCGGTCTGCTTGGCCTGCACCGCCGCGGCGATCTGCTGGAGTTGCTGGACGAGTTCAAACTGCTTCAGCTTCTCCTCGCCCGGAATCACGTCGTCCGGGTTGATGTTGACGTCCTGAATCGACGGACGCAGAAGCGCCATGATGCCGCGGGCGCCGACGATGTTTACGAGGAGCGGGTTTCCGATGACGGTGTTGAAGAGCTGGAGACGCTGCTGATCCTGCTGGGCCTTGAGGATCTTGCCCATGACGCCAGCCGCGTGGACTTCGCAGTCTCCCTTGAGGTCGAGGTCGTCGTCGTAGAGCAGGATGTAGTTGCAGACCTTCTGCACCTGATCGCGCGTGACGAGGCGGTCGGTCGTGGAGATGACCATCTTCATGCCGCGGCTGGCGGCTTCGGTGAAGATCGCAAGGCCAGACGCCGTACGGAGCGCGCCCTGCCCAGAGGACTGCCCGTACGTGTAGGCCGGAATGCCTGAGTCGTCGTCCGCCTGATTGCGCATCTTCTCCCAGACGGCCAGCAGTTCTGCCGCGTTCGACGGAACGGACACGACGCCCATAGGTGCGCCGGAGTTGCCCATCATCGAACTCTGGAACGGGAAGACCTTATGCGGACGGAACTTGAGCCCTTCTGGCGTCTTGTCGGAGAGGCGGCTGACGTCGTTGATCCAGTACATCGGGCCGGATGCGACCGCCATGTTCTGCATCAGCGACTTGATCGCGTTGTTCATCACCGACTGGACGAGGCAGAGCTTGTCGGCGATCGACTCGCCCCACCACGAACCGGGAAGCTCGTAGAACACGCCCTTGGAGACGGGGATGCAGAGGCGGTCGTCGATGATGCGGCAGTAGACGACGAATCCGCCGATGACGATGGTCTCCACCCGGTAGAAGTCGTCGAAACGGATTGCATTGCCGTCGCGGTTCTTCGTGACGCCGAACTCGATGAGGTCGCTTCCGCGTACGGACGCGAAGCACCTCACGCCTTCGAGGGTGCAGTCGTTCGTGTCGTCGTGCCCGTTGTTCTCGGCGGAACGGCGAGACGGGTCGTATGGCTCGGAGTCGATCTTGAGTCCTCCGCGCGGATAGCGGTCGAGAAGCGAACGTACGGTGTGCCACATCCAGCCATCGGCGCGGTCGCTGAATCGCGGCTTCGCGTGGGTCACGTACTGCTGAAGCTCGTTCGCCGTATATTTTATACGGATGCAGAGCGGGCCGTCCTCGACGTCCTTCGCGTCTGGAGCCGGGTAGCAGTCGCAGGGGTTCACGGCCTCGAAGGTCGGGATGAGCTTGTACTCGCGGACGTACTTGCGGGCGCCCGTGGTCTTGCTCTCGATGCAGTGGTTGACGGGAATCACGCGCGGCACGGGGCCGATGATGAGCCCGGTGCCGTAGGTGCAGATGTAGTCGACGTACTCGTTGAACGCCTTGTGCCAGCCGCCTTCGACCATGATGTCCTGCACCTTGCGCTCCATGCGCTTGGCGCGGGTTCTCGCGAAGGCGATCTTGCGGTTCATGATCTCGTCGTAGCAGTTCGTCGTCGCCTGATACGCGATCTGGTTGACGAGGGCCATCGCCTGCTCGTTGAGCTGCTGGACGCCCATCTGCTCCAACTGCTGAAAAATCTTCTGGAGTTCCTGCTTGATCTCCGCCGCCGCCTCGGCCTCGACCTGCGCGGGCACTTCTGGATCGGGCGTCGGGTCGACCGTGAACGGCCACTCGCCAGTCGAGTTGAAGAGGTCGACGAGCATCGCCTTCGCGGCGCGAACCTTCGTCGTCGTGATCGGCGCGAAGATCCGCTCGTCGATCCCGGCGGCGCGCATCTTCGCCTTCTGGTTGTCGTCGTACTGGCAGGTCTGCGCGAGGAGCGCGTACCGCAGCTTGTCGTCGATGCCACTGTTGCGGCGGTGGTCGACGGCGATACGCCACGTGTCCATCACGAACGCGGCGAGTCGGCACATCGGGAAAGTCGTGGGAATCACCGCCTCCGGCTGGCGCTGCTCCTCGTTCGAACCAACGCCAGAGGGAGCGGCGTTTCCGTCGCTTCCTTCCTTGCCCGCGGACATCGCCGCACCGAAAATGTCCTCCAGCGTGTTCATGGTTCACATTCTCGCAAACGGGTACCTCGCGTCAAACGGACACGAAAAAGAACGCGCGAACGCCAGCATTTACTGGCGTTCGCGCTGTTTTTGCCGCTATACCATCGTCTATACGCAACCGAAGTCCATGCCCATCGAACTCATGTCGATGGTGTTCCTGCGACCGAAGTTGTCGCTCGGCACGGAGTAGTCCACGCCGGACTTGAACGCGCCCATGCAGAGGTACTGGAAGGCGTCGTGGACGTGGGAGTAGGCGTTCTTGTCCGCCTCGTCCGTGAAGCGCTCGTCGCCGTCGGCGCTCGTCTTGATGCGGCGGTAGCAGTAGTAGCCGTTGAAGCCCTTACGGAGCATCTTGCACTTCTCGCTGATCTGCACCGCCGCGCGGCCCTTGTAGTTCCGCCGCAGAAGATCCGACACCGCGTCGATGCGGATCTGGAATCGGTTGCCGTTCGTCGCCGGGGCGGGCCGCGTCAGGATCCCGTAGCGGTTGAACGTCTGGATGGCCGACACCGACACGACCTCGTTGTAGTTCATCCCGGCAGGGTCGCCGAAGTTGATGTGCGGGCAGGCTGGGAATCCGTACTCGTTCATGAGCTTCGGTCGCAGAAGCTCCTCGATGAACTGCTCGGCGCTCATGTTCTCCGCCGTCACCTCGTCGAGGACGTAGAGAACGCCGTCGATGCCGAGCTGGGCGATCACCGTCGCCGGAGTGCGACCGAAGTCCGAGCCCATCAGCAGGGTGAGGCCGCGCTGCATCTTGATCGCCTCGCGGCGGCAGTGGATCTCGTCGTTGTACTCCGGGTAGACCGGGCGTCCCTCGACCGACGTGCCGAACTGGTTGAGGATGAGCCGCTTCACCTTGTCGGGATCCGCGCCGATTGTCTGCTTGTGCCAGTAGTAGAAGCCCTCCTTCAGGTGTTCGACGTTCTCCGCCGGGCGGATGCCGAACTTCTCGAAGTCGCGCCCGTCGTTGTCCTCGAACCACGTCTTCCCGTCCTTCGAGCGCAGGAGCAGGGCGGGCGGCTGCACGAAAAAGAGCATCCCCTGCGGCTTCTCCACGCACTCCTTGCGGTACCACCAGTTCGACTCGTCGGGCGAGTTCGTGTCCATGATAACGCCGTAGGAGTCAAGCGACACGCCCTTGCACGGCTGGAAGCGCCCTATACGACCGTGAAGCTCGTCGATGATCGACCACGGAACCTGCGTCGCCTCGTTCACCCACGCGCCGCTGATTTCAAGCGACATCAGGTCGTTGCGGATGTTCTTCGACTCAAGCGCGTAGAACTCAAGGTCGATGCGGACGATTGTGCCGTCTCCCTTCATCGACGGCTCCTCCAGCCGCCCGGAGATCGGCGAACTCATGTGCATCACCGTCTGAGGGAACCACTGGAGCCACGTCTCGATGGTCGTCTTGATGAGCGCCGGGTACGAGTGTCGCCCGATCAGCCACTTAGACCATCGGATGCGCTTCGTCACTCCGTCCTCAACGACCGTCGCGACCTTCTGGTCGTCCGCCTTCATGCGGATGTCCCAGCAGCAGGCCACCGACTTGCCGGAGCCGACTGGCCCGCGGATGCACTTGTACTCGTACCCCGCCGGGGCGAGGTGGAACGCGGATCCCGTCCACGTCGCGTTGTAGGTCACGGTGTTCTTGCCCATGTCACTCCTCCCAGCAGGACGGCGAACGTCCGCACGTCGTGAACTCATGGCACACTCCACCCTGATGGACGCACTCAGGGACACAGGCGTCAGCAAGCTCGGCCTCGCCGATTTCGCGAAGCGAGTCAACAACCTTCTGCCACACCGCCCGCGTCTCATGCGACGCCTTGCCGCAGAGCCGCTTGCGCGAGATCGCGATCACCGCCTCCGCGTTCAGCCATATCGTGTGGTTCACTGGAGCGTCCTGCGGCTTCTTGTCACGCGCCTCGCCCGTTCTGTCAGTCCGCTGCGTCGAGACGTAATGCTCCACGCCGAACTTGTGCCGAACGAGGTGGACGCTCACCCAGTACGGTACGCCGACCAGACGAACCTTGAACGTCAGCGCCCTGATCGGAGAATGCTCCGTCCGCAGGATCTTACGCTTCCATGCAGACGTAGGCTCCGCGCCGCGAGGCTCCTTCCCCATCGTCTCCAAGGCGAGATCGTACACGTCCGCCCACGACGTCTTCCGAACGACAGTCACCTCAACGAGCTCACTTCCCATCGCACACCTCCACTCTCCTCGGCGAATGAAGACGACCGTCGTCGCCGAGGACGATGCAGCGGTCGCGCCAGACGGGAGCGCAGCGCTCCCCGAAAACCATCGGCAGGCCGTGGCGCCTGCAATACCACCGCGGGTGCGTCCCGGCGGGAACGACCCAGACGATGGAACCAAACCCCCATACCCCACGCCCCGATGCGTTCCTCACGCGCATCCCGACGCGAAGGCGCCGAGACGCGCAGGAAGTCGGCGAAGACTGGCCGCGTCCCTGCGCACCTCCCCCGATGAGCGTTCCATCACCCACCCCAGCGCCTGCGTCCGATTCCCCCACACCACCGGCTGGCGGGTGCAGGGTGCCGGGCAGGTTGGCGGGCGGGGGCGGGTCGTCTGCGCTGGCTGGCGTCGGCGTTGCCGGGGATTTCGCAGGGGGGCTGGGGGTCTCGCGTGGCGTTGAAAGGGTGCGCGAGGGCTTGCAACCCTCCGCGCCTGCGCTCGTTTGTGGTGTTTTTGCGGTCATAAGGACTATTTTCCCCCGATTTTAACGGCTTCGGCGGGTATGTCTACACACTCGCCACACAAAGAACGCCCGCAGGGGGCCGACGTTTGGCCGATTTTCACGGCTTCTGCGGGTGTGGTGACGGGTGCGGCGGTGTTGATGATGTTGATTTGATACGCGATCCCGCCGCCGTTCCCGCCTGCGGCCTGCGCGGCCATCATGTGATGATACCTGGGGTCGCCGTAGTCGTCGCGCCGCAGGCGTTCGAGGATGAAGCGAGAGAGCGCGCCCGCCGTTTTGTCGATCGGTCGCCCGTCCAAGGCTCTTTCAATGGTGTCGAGTGCCTTGTCGGTGAGGCGGTCGCCGATTGCCCGGCGGCAAAACTGATACACGCGGTCGAAGGCGGGCGAGGCAAGGCGGCAAATGGTCAAATCTCCCCACGAGATCCCAGCCGAGCGCATCGCCTTCGACGGTGGCAGGCCCTCGAATGAGCGCAGCAGGTATCGAACACCTCGCGCGCGCACGGCAAGCCGCGAAAACTCTACCCGGCTATTTTGGGCGGGCTTGGCCTGCTCTCCCTCTTTGCTTTCGGCTATAGAGCATAGCAGGCTATAGGCTTCTTCCTCGTCGATCGTGAGCGGCGCGTCGAGGTCTTCGGGGGCCTTGGCTATCTGCTGCGGGAGGGCTTCGGCGTCCTTCTCGGCGTTGTCGGTCTGGGGCTTGGCTTTGGGTTTGCGGCTCATGGTGCAATTATCGCGCATCAATACCGCGCCTATACCGCGAGGGGGTGCGGGGAGGGCTTACGGGCCGCTGATCGTTTTTGCAAGTTATGGCGTTCTGGGCGGGTGTCGGCTAAATGGTAGGGCAGAAAAATAACGCGATCCCTAACACCCCGCCAACAAATGGTATTTTGCCTAGTGGCCAACCCGTTTAAGCTATTTTTTTTATTTACCGCTCTATATAGCACCCCTGCCCTATCTGCCCAATGGTGGAAAGCCCTTATTTTATTGGGTGAAATTGGGGCAGGGGGGGGTCTGCCCTATTCATTCCCGCCCTGCCCTATTGGGTAGTTTATGTGCGTTTGGGGCAGGGTTAGGGCAGGGTTTTGGCAGAGTTGGGGCAGGGTTTGGGGCATGGCCTGCCCCATTTGGTCATATCATCTATAACTTGCAAAAACGACTTTTGGCGGCTGGCGCGGCGGATCGGGGCGGGATTTTTCGCGGATCGGGCGAAAAAAGTTTTCGCGGCGGTGTCCGGCGCGGCGTTTCCGTCTGCTCATAGTTGCGAAATATGCGCAGATTGCGGCGCGTTTCAGCCCGTTATAATAAAATAAAAAAATATGCTTTATCCATTGACATTTGATAAAGCAATTTGTTATAATGTGCGCCGTCAGCCGGATAAAGGCAAACGCGAACCACAACAAGAAAGGATCAGTTATGAACGGTAAAATTACTATTGAATTAAAGGATGCAAAAATCATTTTTGCGATCCTAAATGAAATTGAGACCTCGCCGAAAACAGTTTTCGGGCGTTGCCTTCAAAATGCCAAAGACATTATTGGCGGTAAAATTGCGAAAGAATCGCGCAGCATTATGGATGCTGAATAATCAACCACACACCCACGAAAGACCCAAGAAAGGACACGAGACCATGAATCACAACATCAGCAAGGGCGCGAAGGTCCGCGACATTTACGGCAAGCATTACAACGGCGGCACCGTCACAGAGTACACCGATACCGGGTATCTCGTCGACTTCGGCGGCACCGTAGGCGAGTATGACGAGAAGGAACTTTTGCCCATGTTCGTCGAGAACGGCGCGCGGGTCGTATCTGTATACGGGGATCATGGCCACGTGTCCGAGATCCTCGACGGCGGTTTCGTCGCGGTGTGGTTCGACGGGCGCAAGTTCCCCGACCGAATCGAGGCGGCGAATCTGTCGCCCGAGCAGGCAGAGGACGGCGAGAAGTGCGCGAAGTTTTCGGCGACGCTCGACGCTCTAGACATTGCAACCGTCGAGCAGCTGGGCGGCCGCGCGCGGTCCTCGTCGGATGGCTGCATCATCTCTGAGGACGCCGCCGACCAGCTCGCGAACGTCTGCCGCTGCTCCTGCGGCGCGGCTGACGGCTTCCCCGGCTTCATCTACTACACCGAAACGCGCGAGTTCTTCAAGGCCCACCGCGACGAGATCGCCGCCCGCCTGCGCGAGCAGATCTCCGATGGGGTTTTCGGTGACGCGCGCGGCGTCGTGTCTGCGGTGATGTCGTTCAACTGCTTGAAGGGTTGCGACGCCGCCGAGATCGAGGAGGAGGCCGCGCGGGCGTTCTTCGGGCCGCTAAATGGCTTTGATGACGGCGCGCTCGACAACGTTGCGAACGCCTGCGCCTGGGGCGCGCTCGAAGATTTGGCGTTTCGGCTCGACGGGAAGAGGATCGACGACGAAACCGCGAACGACTGAACGACAACACGCCGCCGGAGTTGCCCAAAGCGGCCCCGGCGGCGGAAAGGAAACCACACAATGACCTACGAAACAATGATTATTCTTGCCGCCGCTGGCGCGCTCGTCTCTCTCGGCTGCGCGATCGCGGGATTGATTTTTATCGCCGCCGACGGCGAAGAAGTTGAAGAAGACTTGCCGCCCGAAGAGGTGCGCGCTTTCCTGCTCACCCTCTCCGGCGCGGTGACTTGCCGCGACTGAACCAACCAAACCACACACAACCCGCCGCCGGGGCCACAAACCCGGCGACACAAAGAAAGGCCGAAAAAATGAAATACACCGTTGAAGATAGTTTCAAGAACTTCAAGCCGTGGAGCGGTGCCGTTAAAACCTACGAGCGAATTATCGACGAGGGCAAAGCCGACGAGGCCGACAGCTATTTTACCGACTATGAACCAGATGAGGGATGGACGGATACAGCTATAAACGATCTTCTCTGGTTTGAATCCGACGCAATTTATAAGGCTCTCGGAATGAAGCCCGACGACACCGAGACGCACGACGCCGCCGCGATCATGGAAGCGTGGAAGGCCGAGCAGGACGAATGCGTTAACCCGGTTCGCATCGAGTTCGACGACGACGCCGTGCGGATCATCTACACAGACGAAGACGACGCCGAGATCGGCGAGCAGTCCGAGGAGCTTGACGCCGAAGACGTCGCCGCGCTTTTTGGTGCAGACGTCGGCGAGATCGACGCCGACGCGCAGACGGTCGAAACGTGGGACGAATGACGGACGTATTGAAGAGAGCCGAAACGGGCGACGCCCTGCGCGCCGTCCGTCGCGGGTAGGCTGGCAACCTTCCGCCCGACGAGGCAAGCCGCAACCACACGAACACGAGCCGCCGAGGAACCACAATCCCGGCGGAGGAAAGGCCGACAACATGAAAAAGCAGGTACTCAAGACAACCGACAAAGCCGCGCGCCTCGCTTCCGAGCGCGTGAGGATCTACCGCGAGCCGTTCGCGCTTGCGCCGTGGGACAGAGACCACACCGACGCGCCGCTCGTCTACTGGTCGCAGGACTACGACCACGCCGAGAATGCGACGGACGCGCCACGGATCGAGAACGAGGACGGCGAACAGGGCGAGACCTTGCCGGGCGTCCTCTGCGAGCAGGTGTACGCCTATGAGCATGGCGGCGTGACCGTCTCGACGCGCCCTCAGTCCTGCGGCGGCGTCCCTTGCGGGTGCGTGTGGTGCACGGTCGAGGCGTTCCGCGACTACTACGGCGAGGGCGTGAGCTTCGAGGACGTCGCGCGCGATTTCGTCGCCGAGATCGACGCCTATTATAACGGCGATGTCTACGCCGTCGCCGTTGAGGAATGGAACGCTGCCGCCCGCGACTGGGATTATATCGACGGGTGCGGGGGCTTCTACCCCAGACAAGACGACGCCGCGACGCTGGCCGCGCTGATCTGGCCGGGCGTCAGTCCGGGGCGGATCGTGTGCGCGGATGACGACGCGGCGCAATTTGTTGGAATGGAATATGACGACGGCGCGCCGATGGATGGGCCGACGGTCGCGCAGTGCGATGCCGCATGAATCGTGGCGGCAGAGCGATGCCGCCGCACCCCCGTGAGAGGTGCGGCGGCGCGTTTTCGATTATTCTAAAACCGCAGGGGCAACAAAACCATGAGACACAAAACCAACTGGGAGCGGGTCATGTCCGCCATTGATTCGATCACGGGCAAGCGCAACGCCGCCGCCGTCCAGATCCTTCGCGAGGAGCTGGGGCCGAAGTATGCGCGGATCGTCGAGAAGCGCGCCGCCGCCCGCGCGATCATCTACGCATACCGGGCGACGCCGGAGGGGCAGCGCAAGCGGCGCGAGTACGCGCGCAAATACTACCGCGAGAACCGGGAGAAGTGCAACGCCGCGTCGATGAAGTGCCACAAGCGCAGGCAGGCGGGGAAGGCGGGCAATTCTAAAACCACGAAGGCGGAGGCGTGATGCAAGGCGTTATTTTTCTCATGCTCTCGAAGTCAATCGCGACCGAGTACGCGCAATACATTTCGGAGGAGATCTCCGACGAAGTGCGGCAGGACGTCGAAACGTCCGCAGACAAGGATTTCAACGAGGACGACTTGCGATTGGCCATCGGCAGAGTCCTTTGTGAAAAACTGAATATCATCATTTGAAGGAGGAAAATACCATGCACGAGATCAAGAGATTCACCCGCGTCCGGCGCGACGCGCTGAAAGCGGCGGCGTAAACCACAGAGGCCGGAAACATGAAACCATATCACAAGGCACAAACTGTTCCGTATGTCGGGCTTCAGGATCGCCGCCGGAAACTCACAGACGAGCAACGCGCGGCTATTCTAAAACTGCACGACGAGCAGGGCTTGGGATGTAGAACCATTGCAAAAATGTTCGGCGTGTCCCGCTCGCTCGTGCGGATTATTTGCGTTCCCGGCGTTGCCGAGCGCATCAGTCGGCGAATTGCGGAAACGTGGCGCAAGTATAGGGAACAGCGCGGCAAAACTGAAAACGCACGGATCATGCGCGACTTCAGGAACCGCAAGTATAAATGTTTCATGCGCGGCGAACTGGTCGAAAAGCCTACGCCGCCAGTCGTGCGCCAGAAAATAGAAACTAAATTAATTTACGCGACCACGCCGAACGGACGGCGCAAGGCCGTCCGCGTTCCGCTTTCGTTCCTGAACGAGCCGGACGGCTCGGAACATGTCGGCAGGGTGTGGCGTACCGTGCGCCGCGCCGGGCAATTTTTCGTCTTCCCGGTAGCGTCGGAGAAGTGATTTCAAGTCAACCACAAACCACGAAAGGACACGAATAAATGAGCAACCATAAAATCAACATCGCGGCGGATTCCGTCGCCGAAAAACTCGCCGCAATTCTTGAAGCGGTGGAGAAGGATTGCACCGACGAGTCGCACAGGACGGAGCCTGGCGCGTATGGCCTATCTCGCGTCATTAAAAACGGCATCCACAACGCGCGTGAATATCTCACGATCGAATTTCTCGAGCTTCTTGAAGAGGCGCAGGACGCGATTTCCAACTACAGGAAGGCCGTCGAGGAACACGGGCCGGAGCCGCGCAAGTGCTGGATTGCACTTACTGTTGACACGAACGAGAGTGACCCGGAATATATGGCCGTTGCAAGTCTTTTCTCCACGCGGGAGAAGGCCCGGAAGTGCATAGAAAGCGCAATCTCCGAGGACACTTCCGAGGGCGGAATTTGGGAGCCGGACGACGTACAATGGAACAATAGCGGCGACATCTGCGAATACAGCGGCGGCCAGATCGTCCACCGTGTCTCGGAAATGACTATTCAGGACTAAACGGAAAGGATCAAGCCATGATTTATTGGATGAGCAAAGCGACAAGCGACGCTTGCGAACTTCACGACGTCACCGTGTACGGGTTCGACACGTCGCACAATATCGAGCCTGGCGTTGTCACGCTCTACGCCTTTACTTTTGGCGGCGACGTGACGCGCTCCGTAGAGATCGAGAACTGGACGGCGAAGACGGAGCGGGAAATTGATCTCGCCTTCCGCGCCGGGGTTCGTGCGATGGCCGACGCTTTCAAGGCGGACCCGGACGAGTTGGAGGAATGGCCGCACCCTAAATGTGCGGAGGACGATTTCAACACGGCTGGGTCGAAGTTCCGCAGTCTCGCCGACGATCTGGACGCACTAACGGCGGAGGGCAAATAACATGGACGCGAACGTCGAGAAGCGAGACGCCGCATCGACGAAGTGCCGTAATCTAAAGAGGTTTGCGGCGAATGTAAATTCTAAAACCACGGAGGAATGAAACCATGCACAAGATCAAAACCATGTACAAGATCAAGAGATTCACCCGCTCCCGGCGCGAGAGGCTGACAAACTGGGATAAGCCGCACGGAGCGCGCTTTATTCTCGTCGGAATCTCCGACGACGGCAGCGAGTACGCCGTTTCAGTCATACGCAGACGGCAGAAGCGGCGTTATATCAAAATCTGCAAACGGATCAACAGAACCGAACAATTCTAAAACCACGGAGGCACGAAAAATGAAAATCTACATCGCCCATTTCTTCACCGAGTACGAGTCGAACGACGACGAGAAATATTCCTACGCGAAGGCGTTCAAGACACGCGCCGAGGCCGAGAAGGCAATGCGCGAGGAAATGTTGAGCCACCTCGACGCCTTCGGGATCGACGAGGACGAGGACACGACCGCCGAGCAGGAGATCGAGCGCGCGTTTGAGAACGGAGCGCGGGAGAACGAACACGACGCGATCCTGCATTATCAAGACTGCATTTGCTATCTCGACATAACCGAGCAGGAATTTTGATTTTGCTTTCAACTATTGAAAAACGGCGGCGTGGAATGATATAATTCCAGCCGCCACACAGGGAGAAGACCCACGATGACAATGACAAAAGGACAACTGAATAAAGCAGAGAAATGTCTTGCGACACTTCTTTTAACGTCTAAACGCGAAACAGAGAAAGGCGGTAGAATTGATTTTTACCAAGGGCGGTATGTCGGTGCGAAAATTCTAATGAACGAATTAGGATATATTGTGCATGAGGGTGACGGGTGTCCGGTAATTTACTCAAAGTACGGAGGTGTGAAATGAAAATTAGGAAATGCGGTAATTGCGCAAATGCCGAATGCCAAGATGGAGAGTATTTCTGCGAAATTGATGGTACTCATGTAGATCAAGAATGCTGTCCGCGCCTGTATGATGGATTTTGCTGGTCAAAAAGAGAGAAGCAAGAGAAGACGCCTGAAGAGATTTCCGCAATGAGATCGGAGTTTGGGCGAAGAGGAGGACTTGTCAGAGCAAAGAATCGTAAAAAGATTCAGCGCACCCAGCTTAAGGTTCACAAAATTGACAGAGACGTATTGTTTGAGTATGGACAAAAATGCGGAATGACTATAGTCGGTGTGATACACCACTTCTGCTGCGCGATCCTCCAGAACCACCCGGACATCAAGAAGCCTGACGGATGAGTGGACTGATTGTTTTTTGATATGTATTACCTAACAATAGAAAACACGAAAGGAATTGTGTCAAATGGCAAAACGATGCGTAAGATGCGCGAGTTGCATTGAAAAAGACGGCGTTAAAATGTGTTCGCGAGATGGAGCAGTCGTCTCTGATGAAGACCGGGCGAGGTTTTACGACGGGAAATGTTGGACGAAAATCGTTCCAAAAAAGAAGACTCGTGAGGAGATTTCAGCAATCAGATCCTTGGCAGGTAAAAAAGGAGGGGAAACACCAAAGCGAGGAAAAGCAAAGGTTAAAAGGACTTCTGTTCAAGTAGCAATTTTTGATAGGGACGTATTAGAGCGATATGCAGTTAAAATGAATATGTCTCAATTTTCTGCATTTCACCACCTCTGCCGCGTGATCCTGCAAAACCACCCGGACATCAAGAAGCCTGACGGATGGGTGGACTGATAAGCTCCTAATTTTAGATCATAAGACGCCGTGGATAATTCCTCGGCGGCTTATTCGTTCCATCCGTATCTGGCACACTCAAAACAATCATATCCACATCCGGGATGGCAACCTATTCTAACGTTCTTTATTGTCGTTCCATCAACTGTTGCAAGAGCTTCAAACGAACCCTTTCCGTCACTACGATGAGGATCCGTTAGTATGTGGATAAATCGAAGACTGTTTTTATCTCCGAATGAATTGCCTACAAGTATCTGCGCTATGCTTTCGTTCGATTTGCAAACTTTGCAATAGATGGTTCCCTTAGTCCACAACCACATCGACTTTTCAATGCTACGATTTTGAAAGAAGTCGTATATCACTGGCGAGTTATACAACAATCCTATCGTGATTATCGCTAATCCTACCTTTGTTCCAAGTTCCATGCGCACATTATACCACACCGCCGCCGCAATCGTATTACAGTGTAATTTTTTTTAATATTCCCTATTGCGGTGGAGTCCACCATTATGATATAATACCCGGCGTTGACACCAGAATGATCACAGAGATGAGAAGAAAGAACCCCGAAAAGATCTCCCGCCACGGGAAAACCGCGCCCGACCAGATCAAACTGTCGTGCAAGACGGACTTCGAGACGTGGCGTCGTGTCGGCAAGGCCGCGGAAATGAGCGACAAGGACGTTTCCGAATACCTCCGCGGCATGATCATGGAGGCAGTTTGGCAGATCCCGCTGGACGAAACCGACTACGAGATCATCGAGAACCAGAAGAAAATGCGTAAGGAGAGGGGCATCTAAAATGGCGATGAAGACACTTTCGACCGAGATCAATTCCGAGACCATGCGGAAGCTGGAAAAGGCTGCTTCCGCCCGGGGAATGACGGCAAGCGACGCAATGGAGTATATCGCGAAAAACGGCGTCGCTTCTTTTTTGTCCCTAAATGGTGGAGTCCACCATAAACGGGCGTAAAGCTCCGGCGTGGTGTCAACACTCTTTTTTTTGACCCTAAATGGTGGAGTCCACCCTTATGAGCGAAGAGAACAAAGTTGAAGAGGCAGACTTGCAGACGGTTTCCGTCCGTCTCGCGAAGAAGCACCGCCTGAAGATCCGGCGGCTTGCGAAGAAGCACAACCGCACTGTGTCGGGCGAGTTCCGCGAACTCATCGAGAAGGCGGAGGACAAGTAATGTCCCACTATCTCCGCCGCCAAACCGTCTGCGAACGCCTGCGCATGGCCGAGTCGACATCCTACCGGGTCGTAGGCTCCGCCTATGGTTCGCGCATCAGCGAGGACGACGTGGTGGAGATTCTGAACCGCTCGCGCAACGAGTCGCAGGACGCGGTGCGCTACATCCCCAGCGACCTCATGACACCAGCCGAAGCCGCCGGGATCCAGGAGGTCGCCGAAAGCGGCATCACAGAGCGCGAGATCGTCAACTGGACGAAGCGCAGCCGCCACCCCGCCCCCTGCTTCCGCATCAACAAGCAGACGCGCAGGCTCTCGCGCGCCGCGTTCATGGCATGGCTCGACGGCATGAGCAGGATACGGAGGCGGGCGTGACCGAGGAGTTCAAGAGAGACATCCGCGCGTTCCTCAACTCGCTTGCGGGCGAATGCGCGAACTGCTTCCGCAGGAACCAAGGCTACTGCGATACGTGCTATTCGTCGCGCGCCAAGATCCTGCTCCAGCGTCTCGACATGAACGAACCAGTTGACAATCCCTCCCTTCGGTGCGACATCGTTTCGCGCATGGCCCGGATCGCCGCCATACTCAAGAAGGCGCGCCGCCCCCTCATGTCGGTCGAGATCGACATGGCCGACTACGGCACCAGGTCGAAGAAGGAGTTCACCCTGCTGACGATGATCCGCCTCGGAAAGATCGAGCGCAAGCCCATCGGCGGCGGCAAGTACGTCTATTTCCTAACCAACCACACATCAAAGAAGGACAAGCAAAATGGCTGAAGTGACAAATGGCGCGCTCGTCGTCGCCAAGAAGAACATCCTGCCCATCGCCTGCATGAACGACATCGCGGTCATGGGCGACTACGTTGGACGTTCGCAGATGTTCGGCGCGAAGAATCAGGCCGAGGGCATGATGATCGTCGGAATCTGCCAGCAGGAGGGCTGGAGCTACGCCGACTTTATGGCGAACTTCGACATCATCAAGGGCAAGCTCTCGAAGAAGCCCGCCGCCATGCTGGCCGACTTCACCCAGCGCGGCGGCACCTACACCATCGTCCAGCGCGACGGCGACGGATCGGTGATCGAGTTCAAGCGCGGCAAGCAGACGTTCCGCTCGTCCTGCCTCTGGGCCGACGTTCAGAAGGAACCGCTTCCCTACGACGTGAAGGAGTCAGACGCCGTTGCCATGCTCGCCGCCGGGCAGACTCCACCGCTGAAGCCGAAGTACGCGACGCCGCGCTCCCGTATGCAGATGCTCTGGGCGCGTTGCGTCTCGGACGGCCTGCGCGCGTTCGATCCGGCCTGCTGCAAGGGCATCTACACGCCGGAGGAGGTCGAGGACTTCGCCGTCGTCTCGCCCGCGCCGTACCACGCCCCGTCGCCCATGCCAACCATGCCGACGCCCGCGCCCGCCGCTCATGCGGCACCCGTGAGCGTCGAGGTGTGCCCGGCTGGCGCGCTCGCTGGCCAGCGGTGGGAGTCGATGGAGGTCTGCGTCCTTGAGCAGGCACTCAACGTCCAGCATCCCGCATTCACCGAGGAGGTGAAGAGCTACATCCGCACCGTCATCGACGCGAAGCGCGGATCCACAACCGCTTCCCAGGCGGAACCCGCGAAGGCGGTCGAGGCCGATTTCGTTCAGTAAGTCAACCACACAAACCACGAAAGGAATCAACTGATGCAAGACATCATCACGGTCAACAAGGGCGACATCGAAGCCGCCGAATGGCTGGAGAAGCGCGCCCAGCTCGAAGAGCGCGGCAAGGCGATCACGCAGGTCACGAACGACGAGGAGCTGGAGATCGCCGGGAAGTTCGAGGCCGACTGCAAGAAGCACGTCAAGGCCCTCGCGGAGATGCGTCTCAAGCTCACCCGTCCGCTGGACGAGGCGAAGAAGGAGATCTGCGTGAAGGAGAAGAAACTCGCCGAAGTACTCGACAAGGCCCAGAAGCGCGTCAACGTCCTCACGACCGCATACGCGAACGAGCTGGCCCGCCGCGCCGAGCAGGAACGCCTCGCCGCCGAAGCCGCCGAGCGCGCCCTCGCCGAGGCCGAGGTAGCCGCGCAGGAAGCCGCCGAAGCCGCTGCCCAGCAGGCCGCGCAGGCGAACGCCGCCTTCGGCCTCGAAGCCGCTCCGGCTCCCGTCGCACCCGCGCCCGTCGCCCCGGTCATCCCGCAGCCCGTCGTCACGACGACCGGGCCTCACACGTCCAGCAACCGTTTCGTCGAGAAGTGGTCGTTCGTCGTCACCGACATGAACGCGGTGCCGCGCGAACTCTGCTCCCCGGACGAGGCGAAGATCCGCGCGCTCATGCAGGCGAAGAAGGCCGATGGCTACAAGGCCGCGCAGCTGGTCGTGCCCGGCATCCGTTTCACCTCTGCGATTCAGGTTTGCAGCAGGTAAGCAACCAACTAACACACAAAAGTCAGGAGTAATAAAATGGCACAGAACAACGATTCCAAGTTCTACAACGGACAGATCATCGAGGGCAAGTCCATCGTCCACCGCTTCGGCAAGGAGCGCGCCTTCGAGATCCAGTTCATCGTCGGCATCTTCAACGACGACAACACGCCGAAGGCGAAGGTCGAGGTCTACCTCGAAGTGTCGATGGAGTACGGCAAGGGCAACAACGCCTCAAAGACGCAGTGGGACATGACGAAGGAAACCCTCGCCAGCCTCGGTTTCGTCGGCGAGGACATCTCGAACGCCCAGCTGAACTCGCAGCTCGTCAACAAGCCCTGCCGCATCCGCGAGCAGACGCTCGACCGCGACGGCAAGCCGCTCAACTCGCCGCGCTACTACTTCACGTCGGCCCGTCCGATCCAGCCGCTCGACAACGCGAACGAGATGCTGAAGTCGATCATGTCCGGCGTCGCCGCTGGCGCGGGCTTTGGCGCCCTCGCCGCCGCCGCTCCCTCGAACCCGTTCAATATGCCCCAGCCCGGCGCGGCCCAGACGACCGCCCCTGCCGCTGGCGCGCCGAATCCGTTCGCTGGTATGTAATAACATCGTGTTGCCGGATCCATCCCGGTGAGCTTACGCTCGGTTGCAAGAAACGCCGCGCCCGTCGGCGAGATGGAAACGGGTGCAACCACACACACCCATGCTTGAGATAACGATAGACACGCGCGAGCAGACGCCATTCCACTTCGACGAATGCGTCGCGAAGACCCGCGTCGGCACCCTGAAGACGGGCGACTACGCCTGCACGGGTGATCGCTGGTTCGCCGTGGAGCGCAAGAGCCTCGACGATTTCCTCGGAACCATCAGCTCCGGGTGGGATCGTTTACAGCGCGAGATTTTCCGCGCAAAGACCGCCGGATTCTCCCTGCCCATCGTGGTCGAGGGGAACCTTGACGACATCTGCTTCCATCTGGATGAGGTCGTCTGCTGGATCGCGGTCTCGTGGTTGCTGAAGTCCAACCCGGTCGGCCACTCGAAGTACACCGACTCCGAAATGATCGCGATCATTCGCGGCATCTATCGCGGCGACGAAGCAAGCCGAAACGTCATCTGCCCCCAGCACAGTCACTTCAACCTCACGCCCGCGTTCGTCCTGAAGCGGTGCGGAGAGATCGAGCATCTGGGCGGACACGTCCAGTTCTGCGGCAGTTCGGCGGTTGCCATGTGCTACACGCACCTCAACGAGAGGTGGTCGATCCTGAAAGGCGACGAGCAGTAATGAATTTCACAGACAAGAAGATCGTGGCGAAGGTCGAGCGGGTCGTGTACCCGAAGCCCGAAGCCTACGTCGATGGCCCCTGCTTCTACATCCTGCGCACGGACGTCGGTTCCGTCAAGGGGAAGCTCAACCACGTCCCGGCTATCGGCGAGCGTTTCAACCTCGAAGGCAAGTGGGAGGTCTCCAAGTGGAACGGTTCGATGGAGTTCTCGTTCTTCCACGCCAGCGCGTACCTGCCCACCGACGAGAGGGCGATGCTCAAGTACGCCTGCGAGATGACCTGCGGCCTCGGCCCCACGCTTGAGGAGAAGATCTGGGAGGCCAAGGGCGACAACTGGCGCGAGGTCAGCGAGGCCGACGGCATCCGGGGCCTCTCGCCGAACAAGCTCTGCCAACTCCAGTCCACCATCGAGATGCTGAACAACCACAAGGAGCAGACGGAGGCAATCGCGTGGCTCATGTCCATCGGCCTGACAGTCAAGATGGCCGAGAGCGCGTGGGACAAGTGGCAGAAGAAGACCGTCACCCTCGTCAAGGAGGACTGCTACATCCTCGCGAAGCTCCAGAACTACGGCTTCTCCGACGTCGACCAGCACGTCCGCCGCCACTTCGGCATCGAGCGCAACGACACGCGCCGCGTCCGCTCCTGCCTCAAATACTACCTCGCCCAGCTCACGCAGGAGAACACGATCTGCTCGTGGCAGATGCTCTACGACAAGGTGTCGAAGGCAATCGACGCGGATCCCGTCGTGATCGGCAATGAGTGCCGCGCGCTCTTCGACACTGGCAAGTTCGTCGCCTTCCCGAAGACCGGGATGATCTCCTCCGAGCGCGACTTCGCCGCCGAGACGGCGATCCTGAAGTTCGTCCGCGACTCGGTGCCGATGGAACACGTCAAGGCCCGCCAGCCCGCCGAGCGTTCGTTCGACCTCGACGAGAAGCAGATGGCGGCGGTTCAGTTCGCGCTCGACAACTCCTTCTGCACCATCAACGGCGGTGCCGGGTGCGGCAAGACGACGCTCATCAAGGCGATCTGCGACTCGCTCAAGGGCGACGTCGACCTCTGCGCGTTCGCGGGCAAGGCGGCTGCGCGCCTGAAGGAGGCGACGGGACACGACGCCGGGACGATCCACCGCCTGCTCAAGTACATGGGCGACGGCATGGGCTTCACCCTCAAGACGCTGGTCGGCCGCACGGTCGTCCTCGACGAGGCGTCGATGGTCTCCAGCGACCTCATGGGCGAGATCATCAAGCGCAACCCGAAGCGGCTCATCCTCGTCGGCGACGAGGCCCAGCTCCCGCCCGTCGGCTCCGGCCAGCCGTTCCACGACATCATCAAGCTCTGCCCGGAGAAGGTGCAGACGCTCAACGTGTGCTACCGCAACCGCGAGGCGATCTTCTCCGCCGCGCTCAACATCCGCAACGGCGAGATCCCGCCGATGGACGCCAAGACCGACGCCGAGACGTGGCGCGTCCAGTCCATCCGCGACCCGCGCGAGGCCCACAACGAGATCCTGCGCGCCGTCCGCGCAGACGAGATCGACTTCGATTCCGACATCATCCTCTGCTGCCGCAACGGCGACGGCGACGGCGAGACCGAATGCTCCGTGATCGCTCTCAACCGCGACATCAAGGACATCGTGAACCCGAACGAGGACGGATCCTACAAGGTCTCCCCAGGCGACCGCGTGATCAACACCAAGAACCACGCCGAACTCGACGTCTGGAACGGCACGACCGGGAAGTGCGACAAGCTCGACTCGGACGGTGCGATGTGGGTGCGGCTCGACTACAAGAACTCGGCTGGCGAGGACTACGTGCTGATCCCGAAGAAGGAGGCCCGCGAGTGGCAGCTCGCCTACGCGATGACCGTACACAAGTCTCAGGGATCCCAGTACCGCAAGGTCTATTTCGTCGTGTCCCGCCGCGACCAGATGAACCTCCTCTCTCGCCCGATGGTCTACACCGCCGTCACGCGGGCGAAGAAGGTCTGCACGGTAGTCGGCGACGTGCAGGCGTTTCACAACTCCATCCGCACGGTCGTGCGCAAGCTGACCGTCATGCAAGAGGTTTCAAGGTGAGATTCTACGCTTTCACGGAGATCGAAGAGGCCGGCGACTGCGTTCGATTCGCCAAGGAATGCCTCGGTTGCCGCATGGACGGCGACCGCATTCAGGCGTCGTGGCGCGGCGGCGACGGCTTCAACGTCGCCCTCAACAAGTGCGGCTGGTTCGACCACAAGACGAAGGAAAAAGGCGGCATCATCAAGCTCTGCGCGATGACCAAGTTCGACGGGAACATTCAGGAAGCGCAGGAGTTTCTCGGTGACTGGCTCAACCTGACCCCGCAGAACACGACCGTCCGCCTGACATACGACTACCGCAAGCAGTCCACGCGCTACGCCGACCTCATCCAGCGCGGCTTCCACGAGGTCTGCAAGTACGTCTATCGCAACGCGCAGGGCACCGACGTCCACTACGTCGTGCGCATGGAGCATCCCACCGAACACAAGCAGTTCGTCCAGTGTACGCCCTACTCCGGCTCGCTGAAGGACGTCGAGACCGTCCTCTACAACCTCCCCGTGATCGCCAACTCCGACTGGGTGATCGTCGTCGAGGGCGAGAAGGACGCCGACACGCTCATCTCGCTCGGCCTGCCCGGCACGACCTGCAACAACGGCGCCGACCACTGGAAGGACTCCTACACCGAGGCCCTGCGCGGCAAGGATGTCGTGATCTGCCGTGACAACGACGAGGCCGGAAACGACCACGCGCACCTGCTTCTGCGGTCGCTGGCGAAGGCGGCGAAGTCTCTCCGAGTGATCTGCCCCTCCAAGCAGCCGAAGGGCGACGTCACCGACTGGATGCGCGACGAGGGCGGGTCTGTTGACAAGCTGATGAAACTGTTGACAAAGGCCCCGCTCATCTCGCCGGAGGAGGCGATGTGGTCGGACGAGGCCCTTGCGCTCTACCGGGCGAAGTCCGCGAACGAGACCGCCCTCTCCAACTTCCGCGTCGAGTGGAAGGTCGTCAAGGGCCGCGAGAAGTCGTTCGAGCAGCCGCGCACCGCCATCGAGATGGTCGAGGACGCCCACACCAGGTTCCTCGGCTTCCCGCGCCGCCTCGGCAAGAACACCCTCTTCGACCACGACCGCGACACCGACCGCATCGAAATCCTCTCCAACAACGCCAGCGTGTTCGCGTGGATGAACGAGAAGTCGAAACACGCCGTCATGTGGAAGCCGGGCGTCGGCCTCGTCACCAAGGACGAGTTCTTCCACGCGCTGATGCGCAACACCATCGCCTACGAGAAGATCAGCGAGGTGCCGAACTACCCGATGCGTCCAGACGTCTACTACACCTTCCGCGACGCGATGAAGCCGTCCTCCGAACACGCCGCGCTGAAGGAGTTCATGTCGTTCTTCAACCCGGAGGACGAGGCGTCTCTCGTCCTGATGATGACGATGCTCGCGGGCATGATGTACTACAAGCCAGGCATCCAGCGGCCCTGCTGGATCATCGACTCCAAGGGCGGGCAGGCCGCTGGCAAGACAACGTTCGCCGAACTCGCCTGCTACCTTTACAAGTGTTCTCCGATCAAGACGAACGTGCAGGAGCTGAACCACGACGCGAAGGAGCTGAACAAGCGTCTCGTCTCGGTCACGGGCCGAAACTCCATGATGCTCCTCGTCGACAACGTGCGCGGCGTCTTCGACAACTCCTACTTCGCAGACCTCGTGACGGGCTTCAACATCTCCGGCAAGGCCCCTTACGGAGTCGGCGAGGAGTCGCGCCCGAACGACCTCACCTACGTCATCACGTCGAACTCGGCGAACATCGGCAACGACACCGCCAGCCGCTCGTTCATCTTCTTCGTCGCCCAGCCCAAGAAGCGCGAGGGAGACTGGAAGGCGCGCGTCCTGCGCTACATCGACCGCCGCCGCTACGACATCCTCGGCGACATCTACGACATCCTCTCCAACGGCGTCCCCGTGCCGGAGAGCTTCGTCGCCAAGACGCGTGTCCCGGAGTTCGAGGCGGAAGTCCTCTACAAGGTCTGCGGCTCGCAGGAGCGCTACGACCGCGTGATCGAGTACGTCCTCTCCTGCCGCAACGAGGCGAACGTCGACGAGGAGCGCGCCGTCATCGCCGTCGAGACCATCAAGGACGGCATCAAGAAGGTCACGGAGAAGGACGCCGACAACCTCTGCGTGTTCATCCGCTCGGCGGTCATCAACTACTGGATGCGCAACATCAACGAGAAGGTCGACGTGCAGGATCTCCGCAACATGGTCAACACCGGGAAGATTTCCTGCATCGCGCCGTCGGTGAAGCGGTACCCGCGCACCCACTCGTCGCCCTACGTCGCCAGCGGCGTCCTCTTCATCGGCGAACACGTCTCCGTCTTCGGCGGCGCGGTCGACGTGCCGATCCTCACCATGTCCGGGCGCGACACCGTGAAGGCGATCCACACCATCCGCGACGAGGTGCTGGGCGCCGAGATCGACCGCCGCCAGAAGGCCGAGGCCGCTGCGAAGGCAGCTGCCGAGAATCCGTTCATCGACGCGCAGACGGTGGAGCCGCAGGCCCTGCCCGCGCCGGAGGAAGACCCATACGAGGAAGGAGGACTGTTCTAATGCCAGCAACGTCACGCCACCGCCATCCGCAGGGTTACGAGATCGTCTTCGACGAGGAGCCACACGTCTACTACACGATCCTCACCGGGCACCTCACGCCGACCGGGGCCGTCCCCCGCGCGAACATGAAGCCCGACGGAACCTACGGCGACAAGGCCGTCGCCAACAAGATCTTCTACACATCCGGCACGACCTTCGTCCACAAGTTCTGCCCGCCCTTCGACCCCGACGGCAAGATCGCCGAGAAGAAGGCGCGCGAGGCGGGTGTCTCTCCCGAGCAGATCCGCTTCGAGTGGAAGCAGAAGGGAATCGCCGCCTGCGAGATGGGCACCCGCGTCCACGAGACGTGCGAGGACATCCTGCACCGCCGCGCGTTCCGCAACCAGCCGAAGGACGACCACGAGCGCAAGCTCATGTCGGCGGGCTGGGAGGCCTGCCAGCGCATCATGGCCGACTACGACGTCATCGGCGTCGAGCAGATGGTCGGCGACCTCGACTGCCAGATCGCCGGGACAATAGACCTGCTCGTCTCCAACAAGAAGACCGGGGCCGTCGGCATCTTCGACTGGAAGACGAACGCGAAGATCGACTTCCAGAACAACTTCCGCAACGGATCCCGTATGCTCCGCCCGATCCAGCACCTGCACAACTGCTCCGGCGTGATCTACACGCTCCAGCTGAACCTCTACCAGTACATCCTCGTCAAGTCCGGGTATCTCCCGCGCGACACCAAGTTCGAGCGGCAGATCATCCAGCTCACCGAGGACGGCCCGAAGTTCTTCCCGCTGCCAGACCTCCAGCTCGAAGTCCGCGATATGCTGGTCTTCGTCCTTGAGCAGCCCCCGTTTTGATCCACTACACACACCAAGAAAGGTACACTGAAATGAGCAAGCACAACAACAAGCCCTCCGAGCAGAAGAATCCGCTCACGACACCGAAGACCGAGCCGAACAAGCTGATCGAGCGCATCGTCTACACCGGGTTCATCAGCGCGATCACCCGCCTAAATGGAGAGTGCATGGCCCTTCGCTATGAGCGAGACCGCCTTCGTAAGGAGAACGAGCGCGTCCGCACCGCGTTCTCCCATCTTGAGAACGTCGTCAAGGAGAAGGATCGCGCGTTCACAATCGCCATCATCGAGCGCGATGCGTGGCACAAGACTGCCGTGGCCGTCGACAAGAAGCGCACCTACGACATCGTCCGCCGCGACATCTACGAGGGCCGCGCGAAGCTCTGGCAGATCATTTGGTTCGTCACCTTTTTAGGCTTCGTCATCGTCGTCTCCGCAAATTTCTTCGCGAGGTAATCGACATGGGCTTCAGCACCGACTCCATCATGCTCGCGCTCGCGGCGTTCCTGCTCGGCATCCTTCTCGGGATGTTCCTGCCGATCATCTGCATCAAGTTCTACAACCTCGTCGGCATCCACCTCGGCGATATGATCGAAGACGACGAATCCGACGCCGACAAGGAGAATGAGAATAATGATCGCTAACCTCGTAAGGTTCGCTCTGCGATTCAAGCGCGTGAGGGCAGAAGCCATGAAGTGCCTCGCCTACTACATCAGCCAGAAGCGCGAGGCCGACCGCCGCGAAGAAGGTTCAGTCGAAGAAGTGAGCTTGCAAGTGCAAGTGAGATTGTAAACAGGTCAAAAATTTCATGAGCATTAAGACACGTGAAAGGAGGTGATTACTATGGCGTGCAATGGTGGCAAGAAGTCTGGCTGCAAGAAAGGCGGCAAGGGATGCAAGGGCAACAAGTAGTGTTGCCAGGCAGAAAATGTCAATCTGCCGACCCGGCGCCGCAGCGGGCAATCTGCGGCTTGTATAACCACACAACCGAAACAGACGAGAAGAAGGATTTACATATGCGCATCTCCATCAGGATCGCATCCAACCAAGAATGCTGGCATCCGCGCTTCCCAACAGTGGATCTCTCCAAGTGCTATCCGAAGGACGCAAGTGGCAATACCCACTTCAACGAGATCGAATTTATCCGTCAGATCTCCGTGTTTGACTACGTGATGCTCTCGGACAAGGACTCAGGTACGCCGATGGCGTTCGCTGCGGTCCTCATAGCTTCAGTGAACGAATGGCTCGAAGACAACGGCAAGGATGTCGACGCCGACCCGAATGTCGCGAAGATCAGCAGCCGACTGAACCGCAACCTGAAGCGCGGATCCTACTCGTTCGTCCGTCTCGACATCACTGGCGTCCGCGTCGTCTGGAAAGGCAAGACCGTCCGAGGCACCAAGGTGCGCATCACGACGAACGACAACGACGTCTTCGAGCGGCATCCGTTCGAGCATGACTTCGCGATGATCCTCGCCGACTTCTGCCGCTGCTACTCCAACCTCTACGTGTCGCGCGGCGAGCCCGCACTCGTCTTCGCGCCGGAGACGCAGAAGCTCATCAGGGAGCTGCACGAGCTGACCGTCGAGAAGAACGAGGCCGACCGCATCCGCAAGTCGAACGAGTCTCGCTTCTCCTGCAAGCACCATCGGTGCGGCTACTGCACCTGCGACGCCGATGGCAATCCGCCGGACTTCAACTGCGAACACAACTGCAACGGCAGGTGCGTCGAAATCAAGGGGTGACGAAATGATTGAACCGACCAAGATGCAGAACAAGCTGATCTGCCTCGTCAAGACGGCTGTGTACGAGCTTGAGAACTACGTAAAGGATCCTCGCTTCGAGCGGCTTTCGGAAGACGAGCGCAACGTGATGTTCGCGATTCAGTTTGAAAAGATCATGAACAAGGCCATCTCCGACACCTTCGAGCCGAATAACGGAGGCGAGTCGTGACAAAGCTCTTCCCGACGATCCTGATCGTCCTCGACGTCTGCGCGGCGGTTCCGTATGCCTGCAAGGGCGACGTCCGCCACATGATCTACTGGCTTGCGGCGGCGACGCTGACCGCCTGCGTCACCTACTGAAGGAGAACGCCATGTCGCACATAAGCTACCGCAAGCTCTTCGCCGGGTGCGTCGGCTTCTTCGCAGGCATCGTCGCCGCGCCGATCCTGCTGGTCGCCGCCCCGTTCTTTTTCGCGTGGTTTCTCTATAACGAGGATGAGTGCTGAATGCGTCCGCTGACCTACGCGACCGTCTGCTCCGGAATCGAGTGCATGAGCGCAGCCGTCAGCGGCCTGCCGTTCCGCCCGGTCTTCTTCAGCGAGATCGAGCCCTATCCGTGCGCGATCCTCCGCTATCGCTACCCGAACGTCCCCAACCTCGGCGACATGACGCAGATCGAGATCGACAAGGAGAAAGGAATCATCACAAATGGTACAACAACTGTCGCTATTCCCGATGGAGGACTCGACATTCTCGCGGGCGGAACGCCCTGCCAAGACTTCTCGGTCGCGGGCCTTCGCAAAGGAGCCGACGGCGACAACTGCGACGACGGCGGAACGACGCGATCCAGCCTCTGCTTCAACTTTATCCGCCTGCTACGTGGACTTCAACCGCGCTTCTTCATCTACGAAAACGTCTACGGTATGCTTACCAGCAACTCGGGAAGAGATTTCGCCCACTTCCTCGTGGCGCTGGGACAAAGCGGGTACGTCGATGTCTCGTGGCGTGTTCTTGATGCGCAATATGTGCGAGTGGACGGCCTGGAGCGTGCCGTGCCGCAGAGACGACGGCGTGTGTGGGTTGTCGGATGTCTTGGTTCCGCTGGACAACGCTCTGCTCAAATACTTCTTGAGCCCGGACGGATGTGCGGGGATTCTGCGCCGATCCGCAAAACGAAAGAGGAAGTTTTCGCCGCTGCTGGAGGCAGGGCTCAAGTACATGATCAAGTGGTGGCAGGAGCAGGGGTGGGGTGTAGTGGAGTCACGTTCGACGAGTTCCACCAGTTCCCGGTCGCAGGAGACAATACCAGCTTCAACCTCGTCAACGGAACGTCGGCAGGACACCACAACGGAGTCATCCACAAACGTGTGAGCGGTGTCGACTTCTACAACAACTGCATGACCGGGAACGTGTCGAAGACATTGAACTGCGCGGCGACAGACAAGGATCACACGGGCGGCGTCCTGCTCGAACGCAAGGATGCCAGCACGAACTCGAACGGAGACGACGTGATGCCTTCGATCTGCGCGAACGAGTCGAAGCTCGGCGGCGACAACCAGCACATTCATGGGGGGGGGGTACGTCTGCACCCGTCTGCTGGAACTTCGATATGTTCGACAAGAACGTGAACTGCGGGATTTCACTCTGCGCCAAACGCGCGAGCGACACCAACATAACGATGAGGCTTAAGTAATGTGTCTCAATCCTTTGTGCCCGCAATCTCACAGGATATTCACGATTGACGACGTATTTCATACTCTTCCAGCCATGAGTAATGGAGGGCAAAATCAGATGGGTATTTTAATAGACATGAACTCGTCGATTAAAATTACTGAAGGACTTGATCCAGCTATAGCCGAGATGGAGTACATCGTCCGCAGACTGACGCCAGTCGAATGCGAACGTCTTCAGGGGCTTCCAGACAATTACACCTGCGTCCACTTCACGGAGGACATGATCGACGACAAGCTGCTCGACGACTTCATCGCGATCAAGCTTAAGTGGGACATCATGAACGCGAAGATCAATCAGGTCGTGAAGCCGAAGACTCGCGCGCAGATGAAGAAGTGGCTTCTCAAGATCAGCGAAAACCCGCCTGACGGGCCGAGGTACAAAGGCGTCGGAAACGGATGGGCGCTTAATCAGCCGCGCTGGATCGCGATGAACATCCTGAACATCTTCTATCCAGGATGGGACTATGTTCGCACCGAAGACGGGCTCGTCAGTGTGTTTGACATGACTCACGGCGATGATCCCGGACGTGAGTGCGGTGGTGGTGTAAGCCCGACTATGCAAGCTCGAATGGGTACTGGCGGCAATCAGGTTCCGCTCGTAATGAATTGTAAGCAAGGAGGTGTCAAGTGAAGGTAGACAAGCAGATGCGTCTTGAGCGAATGAGGTACGGCTACTTCGAGCCGCCTGAGAACGTACACACCTGCAAGATGTGCGGCGCCGTCACGAAACTCACCAAGAAGAACGGTCGCGCGGGACACGCAGCGCCGTACTGGTGCCGTCGCCACAAGTTCTTCGTCCTCAAGGACGGGTGCTGCAACGACCAGTCGCCGGATCCGTTCGATCCGATACCGATCCAGGAGTCGCTCGGCCCGATCTTCGACGGAGAGAAAGATGCCGCATCCGCCGCAACCTGACATCTCCGTCATCCGTGCGCTGGGCGAGAAGTGTAAGGCCAATGGTTGCCTCTGCCTCGCCCGGTGCTACAGATGCTGGAACAAGTGGTGGCACATGAAGGCCGAGGTATGCACACACCCGAACTGGCTGGCGCCCGACACCGAATGGATCGAGAACGACCCGCCGCTCGTCGGGAACAAGCCGAGGCCGAAGCCGCCGCCACCGCAGCCGAAGACGCGGCCGACAATCGAAGAAATGAAGCTCAAGTCCAAACAATCACACACACAAGGAAGGTTCCTATGAAAGAAGAAGTCAATCATCCGTCACGCTACAATCAGGGAGGCATCGAGTTCTGGGACGTCGAAAAGGCGTTCTTCGGGCTCGACTCCCACATCGACCACCTCGTCCAGAGCGCGCTGGAGTACGGCGTCCGCTTCCGCCGGAAGAACGGCGCGCATGATCTTCGCAAGGGAGCGAACCTGCTGAACGTCGCAGCCGACCTGCTGGAGGGCAAGACCTCGAAGGACGAGCCAGTCGAGAAGCAGCACCCGTTGCAGAACATGACCACGCCGAACATCAACGACGTCTGCTACGCAATCGAGAAGTTCAAGATCGAACACGGCGGCAAATGTCCGACGGTCGTCCTCGTCAGCGGAAAGCTCTACAACGCGATGACGGCGGAGATCAACAGTTGCTCCGCTCGATTCAAGCCCGCCGATGGTCCGAACGACAACACGACGTATATCATGGGCGTCCGCGTCGTCGTCACAGAATCAACCAAGAACCATCTGGACATGGAGGTGCTTTAATGAGCGAGAACGATCCAATCATCCCCGGTTGCCCGTCCATCTTCCCGCACGAAATCGTCACGAGGTTTTTCACGGGAAAGTACGACGATGAATCGTGTAGACGAATCGCACACTAGTTCGTATACGTAGACCACCGAAGCGGCCCAGATGACAAGATCAGCGGATGGGTGGGAGACGACTCGTTTGGAGATTGCTACCGCAGGGCGTGGCGGCTGTTCTATTTTTATCTCCGAACGTGGCTCTGCGGATTTCAGCACGAAAATGTCACGCTCGACGGAAAAAGCTGGCGAGTCGAAGTGTTCAGCGCGGACGGAAAGTGGTATGCACGCGAAGGCTACGAGAGGTTCGGGGCGCATGTATCTCCGTACAAGGACGACGAGATTGAGCTTCCACATGTCGAATGGTAAGGAGACGCAAAATGATTAAAAGACCTACTGGATGGATTGCTTACTGCGAAAACTGCCTGAGGGAATTATCCTCTAACGAGATTGACGAATGTTGGCCACAGGACGAAGACGAATTCATCAAATGTCTGAAGGATGAGGGATGGTGCGTAGACAGGGAAGGAGAAGTTTACTGCTGCGAAGAGTGCATGAAAAAAATGAAGGAGGATGAAAATGAGTGACGAAAGACAAGAGACGATTGATGACATCGTAAAAGAGATTCGTGGAAATGCCGAGCACAACCATGCGCTCGTCGAGGTCTCCAAATATCTGACAGAAATTGCAGACCGCATCGAGGCGGCGCATAGGAGTTTTTACGATAAATACAAAGAACATACCAACGAACTCAACAGGCAAATTCTCGTACTGAAGCACGAAAAGGAAATGTCCGATACGTACTTCTGTGGATGTATCCCATTATAAGGAAAGTGAGATCGAGTTTTAGTCTGTCGAACTGGAAGGAGCGGATAAATGAGCAACGAAAGACATGAGACGGTATCGGACAATGTGTCGGTGAAGCATCAATTTCGTGAGGTCGCGAAAATGATACCACATGAGGAAGTTTCTGTTTCAGAAATGCAACAATCTTTCCAACCCGTTACAGATTGTCACGGGTTGAACGCGGCGAAGATGCGCGAGGCGTTGTTGAAAGCAAGTGTCGTCTTGAAAGAAGCAACACATCACAATCTGACTGAAGAATATATCAATGAGTGTCTTGCGCTTATATATTCAGCCCTCTCCGATCAGCCGAGGAACTGCGATGTGCTGTCAGACACACAGGAGGCGTTAGCAGCAATACATGAAGACAGATGCTATGTCAATAATCCGACCGATGAAAGAAGGCTGACAGTAGAATGGCTCTTCGCCGAAGCGAAGGGAGACGCGAAATGAATGTCCGTATCGTTCCGCACAGCGTTCCCGTTTCCGCTAATTCCTCATGGTGGAAGGTTCAGATGCGGGTGCCATTGTTGAGGATCGGAAGAATCCGGCTGTGGCGATGGAAAACGGTTGGCGACTATTCGATCTTCGAGACAGCGAAGAAAGTTGCGAAGACGATAGTCGAAGAAGACATGATTGATAAATACTGGTGAAGAGATGAGAAAAAGCAATTGCAAATACTGTAAGAAGGGTCTTGTTTTGGATCCTGAATGCGATAGGGTAGTAAGCGAATATTACTGCGATATTGACGCTTATGATAGGAACACAGGATGTACGAATTGTACTTACAAGAAGAAAAGCGAGGAGAAGTAATGAAGACGATTGACCAACTGGGCATACACCATCCTACACCGTGGCACGCGAAAGTGCGGCATTCTGCAAGAGAAGGATTGGTTTACGATAATAATGACCGTCCACTCTTCGGGGTTCTGCTCCCTTCACACGCCCATCTCATAGCCGCCGCTCCAGACCTTTACGAGGCGTTGAGAGAGTGCTTGGAGGTTCTGGACGAAGTTGAGGAATGTTTTCCAGATGTTGACGAGGAGACATCCAAGCTGACGAGGAAGGTAAAGGCCGCGCTCGAAAAGGCTGGAGGTGACGAATGAAGTGCGAACGGTGCGCGTTCTTCTCGGAGTGCGAAGGTCTAGGAAAGGAGCTTTTCGTTTGTAGCGACTACGACGAGTCAGACGAGGCCAGGCGCGAAGAGCGCGAGGCTTACGAGGTAGACAAGGCAGATTCGAAGAGGAAAGGAGAATGGTGATGCCGGGAAAGAAACTCATCGTGGAAAGCGTCTGGCAGCAGGAGCATGGCGGCGGGACGGAATACCTCTCGCTCGTCTACGAACATAGCTGGGGTGCCGGACTCGCGAAGAACCAGCTCAAGTTCCTCGCCGACGAGATCAACAACGGTCGCATCGTCCTGCCGCCGCCAGCGCGAGACGATAGGTAGATCAGAGACGGAACCATTATCCGCCGAGAAGTTGGCGAGTTGGATGAGGTGTAGTGATGGGAGTCAATAAATTCACAGCTCACGAAATGAGGCTGGTCGTTGACGAAAACGATCTGCTGAAAAAGGAAAACTTGCGTCTGCGTAGAGAAGTGTCAGCACTTCAAAAACGAGTGACGAGTCTACTCCTGCAAATTGGCGACAGAGCGCACAAGGTCGTTCCGCGCGTTCGTCTCGTCGACGGCGACGGCAAGGAGCTTTACCGCGGCTACTACTTCGCTTACCCGGAGTACCAGGGCTATCCCGTCATTGCGAACGGCGAGAATCCGAAGGAGATTCCGCTTGTCGAAGGTATCATGACCTACGACCCGGGCGACTGGGGGCTCTCCAACACGCCGCGTTTCCTGAAGGTGACGCCGCCTCACCGCATTGAACTCATACAGGAGGGCGAACTGTGAAGCGAATGAGCAAGCAGGAGCGCGAGGAGCGCGTCTTCAACGCGCAGAAGCACCTAATGATGGCGGCTATTCTCCTTCAGGAATCCGCAGAATGGGTGTCTTTCAACAAATATTTTTATAAACGTGCGACTGACATTCGCTTTGAGGCGTTCCTTCTGCACGAAAAGATAGGAGGGAAGAAGTCATGAAAGACAAGCTGACCTGCAAGGACTGCCCGAAGTTCCGCGCCGAGATCCGCGTGTGCCTTAACCGAGCAGACTCGACTGCGCCCTATCACCCAGTCTGCGACGCCGGGCGAATCTTCATAGCCGAGAAGGAGAAGTCCGATGCCGAGAAGTGACGCCCAGATCGCAGGAGACCGTAAGCGCTGCCTGAACGGCGTCTGCGCGATGACCGCCGAGGAGCGCAAGATCCGCAAGCGCAAGTACAAGGCGGAGATGATGGCAGACCCGTTTCGTCGGAAGCAGTATGCTGAATACTTCCGCAAGCGCCGATCCCGCCCCGGTATGCGCGAGAGGACGAACGAGCAGGCGAGGGCGAGGTACAACGACGACAAGGAGCGGTCGCGCGAATACTGCCGCGAGAAGTATCGCCGCATGATGGCAGACCCAGTTCGCCATGCGGAGTACCTGAAGCGAAAGGCCGAGCGGCGTCACGGAGCCGACGGCAAGCAGACCGCAGCAAGTAAACGAGCGCAGATCCGCGAGAAGCTGATTCCCCGATGGGAGCGCGTGGTTGCCGACGGTCGCGAAGAGGCGTACATCCGCCGCACGACGGAGGAGAACGCCCGTCTGTTCAAGATGTGGCTCACGAACAAGGTGATGTTCAACGAGATGATCCGCGCATCCTATAAGAAGTCGCGCACGTCCATATAATAAAATGAAGGTTGCGATCCATTCAGTCGACGGCATGAACTACCCGAACCTTGCGCTCATGCGCATCTCGGCGTACCACAAGTCCATTGGCGATGAAGTCGAGTGGTTTATGCCAATGTTCAAGTACGACCGCGTGTACGCCAGCAAGGTATTCATGTTCACGCCTGACGATCCAATGCTGCCTAACGACGCGATTCGCGGAGGAACCGGGTACGACGTTCATTCTCGCCTTCCGCCGGAGATAGAGGCCATGCAGCCTGACTATTCTATATACCCTCAGTTTCATCAGGCGTATGGCTTCCTGACTCGCGGGTGCGTAAACAAGTGTCCGTGGTGCGTCGTCCCGGCGAAGGAAGGATCCATCCACGTCGTGAGCGACATCGTTCAGGTTTCGCAGGGTCGTCGTGACATCGTTCTCATGGACAACAACTTCCTCGCGTCGCCGAAGGAGTTCGTGCGAGAGCAACTTGAGATCTCACGGACGAACAAGTACCGAATCGACTTCAATCAGGCGCTGGACGCGAGACGAATAAACGAGGAGAACGCGCCCCTACTTGCGAAGACTCGGTGGATGAAGTACGTCCGCATAGCCTGCGATTACGACGAGATGATCGGTCCCTGCATAAATGCGATCAGGATCCTTCGTCGCTTCGGCCTGCCGGGCGACGTCATGGTCTACGTCCTGACGAAAAATGGTAATGATGGCGTCGCTTCGGCCTTGCGCAGGATCAAGGCGCTCACAGATGCGGACAAGCGGGCGATCCCGTTCGTGATGCCGTATCGGTCTCTCACGGACAATTCTATCCTGCCGAACGGAGACGTGAAGATACTTGCGAGATGGTGCAATCGGGCTTGGGTGAGGAAGTCGTGCAGTTTCGACGACTACGGAAAAGCCAAAATACCAGATGAAAACGGACAGATGCTTTTGGTATAATATCCCCCGTCAAAACGTCCTTTCGTGGGATGTGTGGTTGACAAACGACGCCCCGGTTTTTGTGGAACCGGGGCGTCACTTTTTAGGATCTTCGGACAGATTGTAGATTTCTTGAATCTCACGGCATGATGCCGAAGTAGGCCCTGCCGTTCGCCTCCACCTCAACGCCGTCGTATGAGTTCGCCCGGACGCCCTCGGTGTTGCCGACGATGCTCGTCAGCTTCGACTGGTCGTGGTAGGCGGCGGCGTACATCGTGATGAAGGTGTGCCGCCCGGCGTTCTTCGGCAGCTTGACCTTCGCCTCCTTCGCCCGTTCGACGAGGTGGCGGCGGAACTGCTTGTTGGAGACGGCGACCGCGGCCATGAAGTCGAACGAGTGCATCCACGCCTTCGCCTGCTCCGAAAGCGTGAACGACCGCTTGCGGATCCCGCGCGTGTAGCCTTTTCCCTTCTTGACGATGACGAACCCCTCGTCGAGGTTGATCTCCACGGCGCCGGGGCCCTCGCGAACGCGGTCGATCTCGCACTGCCGCATCCCGCAGAAGAACGAGAGGATGGCGTCGGCGAGGTCGGACGGGCTTTCGTCCTTGTGGCCGACGAGCGCTGCGAAGAGCCTGCCGATGTCCTCGGCCTTGACGTATTCGGGGTCGTGGTAGCGCAGGACGATCTTCTTGACGTCGGCAATCGGGCTGACGCCGATGAATCCCTGCTCCGACTTCGCGCACCAGCCGAAGAAGGTCTTGATGTCGCCGAGGTGGTTGTTGTAGGTCTTCCACGTCTTCTCGTTGTCCTTGTCGAGGATGCGCTCCTTGAGGTTCCTGACGACGGCCTGCGCGGTGACGGACGCGAGCTGGGTGTCGCGCCCGAACTCGCTGATGAAGCTCCCGATGTGGCTCCGCAGGGTCTTGAGGTAGTCGGGGCTCTTCCCGACGAGAGACGCCATGAATCCGTCGTAGGCGTCGCCGAGCGTCTTATCGCAGGCAGGAGTCGCGCCAGATCCTCCCAGCCAGTTCCGCACGACCTCGGTAAGGGAAACGGCCTTGCCGCGCTGCGCGAGCAGATCGAGGGCTTCCCGCGCGTCCAGCGCCTCGTGTGCCTTGAGACGCACGGCGGCGTCGCCTCCGGCCTTGTGGGCGACGTAGAACTTGTCGATCTCGGCCTTCAGCTTGTCGAGGTCTGCGTTCTGCATCCGCCTCTGCTTCCCGGAGAACGGGTCGTAGCCGAGATAGGCGTCGTAGATGGTTGTTTCGGATCCGTTCCTGACGCGCTTTCGCGTCCTGATGCCGTCGATGACGGCCTTCTTCGGCAGGTAACTCATGCCCTGATTCCTTTCGTGTGTGGTTGACTTTTCGCCGCCCGTGGCATACATCACGCGAGGTCGGTTTTGTGTGGCAAGTATGTGGTCAAGCCAAAAACCATTCTACCGCGAACGACGGAAAGTATTGTATCATAAGGGCGAGACGCATTTCAAGGTGCAAAATTGATGGAGGGTTCAAATCCCTCCGCTCCGACCATCTTCAAACGGTACTAAGAGAATCTCTCCTTATTACCGTGTAATACGAACCCCAGAAAACCCCAAGTAATTTGGGGTTTTTCGCTTATCAGAGGTTTCCCGCCGTATAGGGTTCGCCACGAGGACTGAGAGCGCGATGCTGCCGAGCGTGGCCGCGTTCGTCGACGCTGACATCGTACTTCGCCCCGAATTCGATCGGATCCTTGACCTTGCCTCGGACGATCATTCGGCAAGGCGGGACGGCGAAAGCAAGTTTCGCCTTGCGGTGTTATGTGAGTCGGGACTGGTTGTTGCCGATGGACTATAGATGCGGCGATGAAATATTATGACAAGACACAGTTTGGTAGGGATCGCACTCCGGGCGATCCGCAACGATTTCACAACGTAAATTCGTTGGTT